TGTTACTATGGAACGCTTCTTGGCGTGGAAGATACTGCCAAGGTTTATGATGTTCGTGATGACATTCATGTATATACGCGTCATTGAATGGTTCATTTCATTGCCGCCAGAGGCCATGACTTCACAGGCCACCGCGCTGACAGCTACCGTGACCGGCGCTATGACTGGCGCTTTCGCTGTTTGGCTTGGGAGTGAAAAATGATTCAGGCCCTCATCCCCATCTTTGGCGAACTGGCTGGTGGCTGGCTCAAGGGCAAGGCCGCTGAGAAAGCCGCCAAGTCCCAAGTCAAGATTGCCAAGGCCGAGGCAGAGGCCGAGGTGATGCGCGTTGCGGCTACGCATGAGGCTGGCTGGGAAAAGATTATGGCCGAGGCCTCCAAGGATAGCTGGAAGGACGAAGCCTGGACCATCTTGTTCATAGCCATCATAGCCATGTGCTTCATCCCCCCTCTACAGCCCTATGTCGAGCGCGGGTTCGATGCGTTGGGCCGTACACCTGACTGGTTCCAGTGGGCCATGTACGCTAGTATAGCTGCATCGTTTGGACTTCGCGGCCTCAAGGGATTGAAGAAATGAAGAAGAAGCCAAAGAGCCGTGTGAACGAGGCTGGTAACTACACCAAGCCCACCATGCGCAAAAACTTGTTCAACAAGATTAAGGCTGGCGGCAAGGGCGGCAAGCCGGGGCAGTGGTCTGCCCGCAAAGCGCAGATGCTGGCTAAACAGTACAAGGCTAAGGGTGGGGGCTACAGATAATGGCTCTCAAAAAATCACAACGCAGTCTCAAATCTTGGACGAAACAGAAATGGAGAACCAAGAGTGGCAAGCCGTCCACACAGGGTCCGAAAGCAACCGGGGAGCGCTATCTACCGTCAAGAGCTATTAAAGCGCTCTCTTCCCAAGAATATGCGGCGACCACGAGAGCGAAGAGGAAGGCTACTAGAGCCGGAAAACAAGTCAGCAAGCAGCCAAAACGAATCGCAAAGAAGACAAAGAGATACAGGAAGACACGATGAACCTGAACAAACTATGTGATGACCTCAAGGCAGACGAGGGCTGCGTCAACGAAATTTACATTTGTCCGGCGGGGCATCCCACTCTTGGCATCGGCCATATGATTACAAAGAAAGACCCTGAATATGGTGAGCCAGTTGGCACTTCTATTAGCGACGAAAGGGTGCAGGAGGCCTTCGAGGCCGACATCACGATTACGCTGGAAGACTGTCGCAAGCTATATGAAGACTTTGATGAGTTGCCGGAAGAGGTGCAGCTTATCATCGCCAACATGCTTTTCAATATGGGTTTGCCGCGCCTGTCCAAGTTCAGAGGCATGAAGGCGGCGGTAGATGACAGGGATTGGAGCCGCGCTGCGGATGAGATGGTGGACAGTTTGTGGTATAACCAGGTAAAGAGCCGAGCAGAGCGCTTGGTGGAGCGAATGAGAGAGGTGGTGTGACATGGCTATGTCCAAGGCGCAAAAGGCAAAAGTCAAGAAAGTGGCCACAAAGTTGAAGGGTGCCTCGAAAGCCCACGCCGGTCAGGCAAAGACGCTGATGGGCATGATGAAGAAAACAAAGAAGAGGGCTAAGTGATGCCAGGTCCATACTCTCCCAAGCAGAAAAAGATTGCCCGTGTAGCACCGCCGCGTGACAAGATTACCGGCGCTGACTTTGCCAAGCTTCGCGGCAAGAAGAGGCCCACCAACGGCGCGGCCAAGAAGAAGAAGCGTCGTGGCTAAAACTCCGGCATGGCAGCGCAAGGCTGGCAAGAACCCGAAAGGTGGCTTGAACGAGGCTGGCCGTCGCTCTGCCAAGAAGCAGGGCATGAACCTGAAGCGTCCTGTGAAGAAGGGCGACAACCCGCGCCGTGCATCCTTCCTCGCCCGCATGGCTGGCATGAAGGGGCCTGAGTATAGAGATGGCAAACCGACGCGGCTCTTGTTATCTTTACGGGCATGGGGTGCCTCTAGCAAGGCTGATGCTCGCAAGAAGGCGGCTAACATATCCAAGCGCAACAAAGCTAAGAAAGGAAAGAAGTCATGATGGGAAAAGGCAAGGGCGGTTACGGTCTGTCACCAGCCGCAAAGAAGAAGGCAATGAAGACAGCCACGATGACCACAAAGAAGAAAAAGCCAGCGATGAAGCGCAAAAAGTAAATCCTTTTGCTGCTGAGTTATCCAATCCTCTCTACAAGCCAAGAGTAGTGCGGCCACGCAAAGGCCGGGGTTCTTACAACAGAAAAAAGAACCCCCGCCTAAGCGGGGGCTAAGTGGCTAGACTCTCTAGCTAGGGAGGAACTGGTGCGGGAGGCTCCTACGACCGATTACAAAGCCACCCGCGTAATCTTAGCTAATCTGTGTCATCCGATTCTCCAAATTCTGTATCCTGTACCGTTTGGCTCTTTGCGAGACCGGTACTTCATGCCTCTGTGATACATTGCGCCGCGGACCTTCTCATAGTCTGACACTGTGGTCGCCACAAGGCAATCCCCAACCTCCATTTGGTCAAGGATAGACCATCTGTCACGCATTGCGCCGGGGACAGGTATGCCTTTTTCAAGTATCACCTGCCCGCATTCTCCACACTTTTGCAAAACACCCTCCTGTCGTAATGTCATGGCATAGGAAATGTCCTTCCCCATTCGCAATCCACGTTCCAGCCATGACAAAATGTTCCTTGCCGCAGAAGTCACAAGTCAGCTTCCTTCTGTCCTGCGTTTTCTTTCTCGGCTTTCTTTTCCTCACGCTGGGCCTCCAATCCTGCTTTGAGGAAGCGCTCGGCCATCCAGAGTAGTTGCGTTGCGTCCATGTCACTGTAGTGGGACACGCCGTCAATGCTTACTAGCAAACCGTCTGGCCGAGGCACTACCAAGATTATTTTAGAATGGGATGTCATCATCCAGGCTAATGGCAGAGTGGTCAACGTGATGCTCGACCCCTGTCTCTGCTGTCTTTCTCTGCTCCTGCTGAACGCCAGCGGCTTGTGCCACCTGCTTGAACCCACCCTGCGAAACGTCGTCAGCCACGCTATCGGTGCCAGCATATTCAATCGGCTGCTCAACCTTCAGCGTGATGCTTCCGTCATCGTTCTCATACACGCGTACGGAATACTGTACGTCTGCACGAAGATGCACGTCAGCCGGTGCGCCATCTTTGTATGGCGTCCATTTGCTGTTGCCGTACTTGGCGGCACCTTTGTCGTTGGGCCAGGCCCGAAACTGCGTGATGTTTTTCCATTGTCTTGCCATGATTAACCTCCAAGGCGGGCTTCGTGCTTTTGAAATAATTCAACGAGCGCTTTAGCACGAGCAGGGTTGCGCCCCTTGATTTCAGCGATTTGTGGCTTGGTCTCTGCGAAGAGATTGTGGACACCGCCAAGCAGTTTGATGTTCTCCAGCTTGACGCGGGCCTTTTTGTACACATCTACGTCAGCCGCCCTGTGCGGGTCGTCTTGTGAATCGGACGACGTCTCAACAGGGGATGGAGGGTTCCCACCGGAGCCGCCGCCCGAACCGGATGTCTCCAAGTTCTGCTGCTTTCTCGGCACAGCCTCCATTTCGTTTGCGCTGGCATACTCACCACCGGATAGACCGATGCTTGCCAGCGCGCGTCCTACAGCAGATGTCTCACAGTTCTCCAAGGCGCTGGTCTTGTTGACGTTGCCTTGGCCTCTGATTTCCTCTGCCATACCTGAGCCGATGATGTGGCCATTATCATCTGTAACAACGGCTTTGACAACCACACGTTGCCCATCATCAACAAGTATTTGCGTGTCCACGCCACAGTCGAGCCCAAAGACCGTCCTAAACGCCTCCATGCGGTGAACGACCTGGGTGTATTTCTTGCCCCCGCGCTGAGTGACGCCATGCGTCTTGTTCAACTCGGAGACAAGCCCCATTGCATCAATTATCTTGCTCATTTCGGCTCCTTTACTCTTGAAATTAACTCACGCGCATCAAGTATGTCGCCCCAAAGCTGGTCGTGTTCATCCACGGTGTATCTGCCACTCTCTGAGGCGAGGCTTCTTCTCATGTAGTCAAAATGCTGTTCCGCCGCGAACAGGACTCGCATCAAAATATCTTTATTATTGCTCATCGAGTACCTTTCCTTTGTGCAAGTGGTCTGCCATCAAGTGCATAAAGACAGTCCAAGCCGCCTTGATGTCACTCATCTCTGCCTGTATCTCGGCC